CAACTTGTCGTCTGGGTTCCAGTTACGACGTATAGCTAAAATAGTGCCTGTTCCTTTTTCGATTGTAACTACGTACGGTAATGCGATGCCGTCTTCAGAATCACCATTTTCTAAATCAAGATTAACATGCATCTCAAGGATTTTATATCTATCATCTTCTGTTGGATTAAATCCTAATTTCTCTGCAATTTTCTTTTCAGCTTCATCAATATCTAAATATGGGTCACCCAAATCTACATCACGATAAAAACCTGCTACTTGTAGTTTATGTAATTCATTTTTTGTTTTACGCATTACATGTGTTACACGTTCTGCAGTTTCTAAGTTTGATGCACCGTATGGAACTACAATATCTTCAGCAGGAACATACATCGATACTTGGCGTTCAATGTTAGGATCGTAATAAACTTTTTTAAATGATTTACCAGATAAACCTAGTCCCCAAAACATGCGTTCATGCTCAGGTCTGTACTCAGGCATCATGTCCGTGAGTTGATAATTCATATCATCTTTAACACGTTCGGCAGCGTCTTCTTTTTCTTTTGTTTGCTTACCAACAATTACTGTTTTAACTGGGCCAGCTGCAGGGAATGTTTCCATCATGGTTTCAGCTTGGAATTTAACCAGCGCTTCTGTCATCAAGGGGTGGTACACATTGCACGCCCCAGGCCACGGTTCTGTTCTGTCTTCTACTTTTAAGCCTAGTAACTCTAAACCATCAACATAAGTAGTTAACCAATCTTTTCTTGAATTAATATCGGCATCATATTCGCCCATTAAATCACCTGACAACTCAGTCAACTGACCTTCGTCCATATCGTCTGCTAAGTTTGCATTAAATTCATCACCAGCAACATCTTTGCCTGGAACGATTGTAATTTCCATGCTCCCGTCATCAAGCGTTACACTCTCTGGGTTTTCAATCTCAATAGAAAGGTCTGGTTGACCCATCGCTAATTCTTCTAGGCCTTGAGGAGCTTGTGCTAAACTTTTATCTATATTGTCTGCCATAATTAATCCTTAAATTGCGTATAATCTGTTTCGAGAACTTCTAAATCCTGGTATATCTTCAGGCTCATCACTTGGTAACCTAATAAACCCACCTTGTCTAAACCGCATCAATGCTAGTGTTGTGCTATCCACCAAGTCATCATTAGCACCACTAGGAAAATCATTACACTCTTCAATAACTTCTTTAGCCCATCGTCTATCAGGCGCCCATACTATACCACTTCTAAACAAATCTGAAATTGCGTTGACTCGACTAATCTTATCTTGTCCTTTACCAGGCGTGAATTCACCAATAGGCAAACCCATCCTACGCATTTCTTGATAAAGTGCGGCACCGTTAGATTTCTTTTCGACCATGAATGCATCTGGCTCCCAGTCTTTGTACTCACGGAGTACCATCTCTTTGAGCTCTGGAAACTCAAGTCGTTCTTTGATTGAATTTAATAGTATTATATTATAGTTATTGGTTTCTTCGTTAAAAAAGACGCCCCAAGTGGTGAGCGCATTGTAGTCCGCTCTATTATTCGCCTCCTGGGCAGCATCTAAACTCATAATAGTGAACTCACACTGAGGAGGATCTTCCTCTTCCCATATCTTCCACCATTCTCTTTTAATTAACGCACCTTCTTCTGATACTGGATTTTGTAAATACTGTGAGTTCCAATACCTTACATCTAACGCAGCTTTCTTAGCTAACAACTCTTTTAACGGCCAGAACTCAGGCCATAATGACGCTTCGTTGCCGTCTTTGTCTTCAATAATTGCTGGAAATTCAACCACTTCCCACTCATCTACACCTTCTTGTTTGATCATTTGGTTCACTATCTGACCTGTCAAGTCAAGCTTAGACCAACGTGTCATCACTACAATAATCGCACCACCCGGCATAAGACGTTGTAATGGACCAGACTGAAACCACTCCCAAGCAGGCAGAAAAACATCCGATCTACCCAACTTGGCGTCTTGCTCGGAGTGTGGATCATCAATGATAAACAAATCAGCCCCGCGACCAGCGAGGGCACCACCAACACCAATTGCGAAATACTCTCCATTAAAATTTGTCCCCCATCGTGATGCCGACTTACTGTCAGCTTGTAGTTCTACCTGTGGGAAGATATCTTTGTAAGCATCACTACCCACCAAATTTCTAACCCGACGACCAAAATTAACAGCAAGGTCAGCCGTATGCGACGCCATAATAACTTTCTTATGAGGGTATTTGCCAAGGAACCAGGCTGGAGCAAGATAAGAGATAAGCTCACTTTTCCCGTGCCTCGGAGCAATATTAACAATAACTCGTTTCTTTTCGCCTTTCGCAATTGCTTCAAATATGTTAGCAAGTTTCTGATGATGCGCCCCTATCATGTACCCTGGGTACACATGTTGTATAAAATCTAAAAATGTTTCTTTGCCCGACTTCTCGACGACCTTACCTTTATACACTTTAAGAAGTTTTTGAAGTCTAATTTTTTGCTCTTCATCCGCGTTGGGAAAAAGGGCTTCTAGTTCTTCAATTTCTTTTTTAGTGATCGTGTATTTTGGTTTCGCTTGTGCCATCTTCTATAATTTCTGCGTCTATAATTTCAGATTTCGCTTTTATCAATGCTTTTTGTTTTAGTTCGCTTAACATGGCTAGAAGCTCGGTCTCAACTTCTTCCATCGTCTCGTGTTTGTGTGTAATTTCTGTCTTCTTCTTAAATGCGTCTACACCGTCTATCTCGCCTATACTCCTTAGCGCCGCAATTTTCTCTTTTGCATTATCAGTAGACTCAACGACCTTAACGAGGTTATTTAAAACGTATAATTTGTAGTCAGCGAGTTGTTTTGTAAGCATGCAGTTTGTTTGTGCGACCATGCCTGCCAACACGGCCATCGTTTCATTAGGATAAATACCAAATTCAGGTTTTAAGTCTGGGTTCTGCATCATTTCTTTCGCTAACTCTTCTGCGTCTTCTACATCGCTATAACCGGGTTCTATATTTTCATTCTTAATGTCCGCAATTTCCTTGATTGTCTTAGCCCGCATATTTAATTCGTCAGCCACACTCATGTCAGGCATAGCATCTTTAGAGTCTTTGGGCAAGGGCACATCGTCTTCGATGTTAGGTACGATAATAACGTGGGAACTACCGCTATCTTGTTGATTTTTATCAGTATTTGGCATTTGCATGTGTCGCTGATACACCTTTTGGAAATTATTTGCAGCTAATTTTTTTATTTTAACCTAGTTTCATCTTATTTGCATAGTCTTTTGGTAGAATAACTATATGAAAACCACGTTAACATCGAAAAACTTAGAGATTTTGTACAACATGGCATGCCAGCTACCGCCTTTTAACAAGCTTAAAATGCCTAAATCCAACAAAGTGAAGTTCCGAGTCATAAAAGATCCTACTATATATGGCTGTTTTGACGAAGTTGACATGGCAATCGAGATAAGTTCAGGTTCATGTGGTCACTTTATCACCATTTTTCAAACCCTTCTCCACGAGATGATCCATTTATACCTTTATGTACGAGGTGACGATGACTTTGATCAACACGGTGAGAAGTTCCTTCGCATTAAAGACGTTTACTCCGAGGTTTACAACTTCGATCCCAAGGCTATCTAGTCTCGCACTTTCCTTTGTTTTTGCTAAGCTACAGGGTTTGTATGTAGTTTATACCTAGCTACGTCGTAGCATGTAATATTCCTTTGTTTTTTCCACACAAACCTCTAAGTCCTTGATATTTCAGAATTTTTTGTAGAAATTTTTTTTGATGACCCTGTTTATTTGATAGGGGGTAGGTTCCCATATTTGACTTTTTGTAGGATCGTTCGTGCAAGTTTAAGTATAAGAAAGAAAAAAGAATTATTACTTAGTTTTTGGGGGGTCGGGGCTGGGTAGGGTTCGGCCGGATTGGGTTTACCAGGTTACCAGGTTCGAGGCCCTATAAAATAATTAGATAAATAGTAAAATAATACTTGACAAATAAAATAATAATATGTATCCTTGATCCTGCAGTATTTAATTAATTCTAAAAAGGGTCATCAATATGAATAATCATTCAATAGCACAATCGATAACCGATAACGTTATCAAGGCACTCGAAGCAGGCACAGCACCATGGGTAAAGCCCTGGAATAGTAACGGCATCGATGCACCATTTAATCCAATATCTAAAAGATATTACAACGGCATCAACTTCATTCAGCTATCAATGATGCCTGGATCTACTCACAACTGGGTTACATATAAGCAAGCGCAGAGCGTTGGAGCTC